TCGCTCATAGTTATACCTGTGGTTTCCAGGTGCCGTCACTTGTAAAAACGTACCAATAAGGCTCGCATTGAGTAGCTTTGCTCTTTTCAACACAGCTGTAATTACCCCAAGCTTTGCCTGTTTTAGCACTTACACCCTCACGCCAAACGCGTGCGCCGTGTTTGCACTCAGGCTTGCCCTCTAGCACCGTGGCCCCTAACGCATCAGCTACGTTTTTGATTGTTGCAACTATGCCATATTCGCTCATCGTTATACCTGTGGTTTCCAGGTGCCGTCACTTGTAACAACGTACCCATAAGGCTCGCATTGAGTAGCTTTGCTCTTTTCAACACAGCTGTAATTACCCCATGCTTTGCCTGTTTTAGCACTTACACCCTCACGCCAAACGCGTGCGCCGTGTTTGCACTCAGGCTTGCCCTCTAGCACCGTGGCCCCTAACGCATCAGCTACGTTTTTGATTGTTGCAACTATGCCATTTGTAGCCCAAAGGTCATCATTAATGGGTGCTACGTCTTTGGCACTTAGCGCCTCCACCTTTTCCATATCCTGTTTTGTGCTGCGAGCTATGCCCCCAGGTGTAAGCAGGCCTATGACTCTGCCGTAGCAGCTTGTAATCGCATTTTCTACCCAAAAGTGTAGATTTACGCCGCGGTCTGATCTCACCTCTAACGCATAATCTACAGCGCTGGGCTTTTCATCCTCGTAATTACGGTAGGCCTCGCCTCGTACCAATATATAACCTTTTGTTATATCTATATCCTCAATATATGCAACTAATCTCATAGTTGGAAACTCTGAGCGAGCGCGGATAATCCTGGCGTTAACGTCCTCGTAGCCCTCTAGAAAATTAGTCATTTGATTAGCTCCGCATCACGTAGAGCTTTGGCAATATTGCGCCCTCTTACAAAACCCTCACCGTGGCCGTGCTTAAAGCCAATTGAGTAGCCAATTACCATAAACATAAAGCCCATACCGCAAGCGGCTAAGCCTATTAATAAGTCCAAACTGTTCATATTTCGCCCTTTGTTAAGGCCGATTAAGCTACTAACGCGAGTAGCCCTCTCAGCGTGTGTAACAAAAGTATGAGGGTAAGGGCTGACAAAACGCAATAAGACACGCCCTATTTAGATAAACGATCTTCTAACAGCATTTCATAGATTTTGTCCACACGGGCCTCAATACGGTCAACACGGCCCCGTAGGTTATGGCCGCCGTTACCGTCAGGCTTTAACTCAGCCAGGTAGTACTTAACTAAGTGGCGTATAAGCCCAGCTGCTAGCCCCAAAATGGTAAAACTACCTAAAGCTATACCAACTAGCAGCTGAGCCTGTTCCATTATTTAGCGCCTACGCCTAATTGCTTTTCTGAGGGCTGCAAGGCCTTTAGTAGTGGCCCAATTAGGCCCGCAATAAAGGCATTAGCCAATACTTTAGGGTCTGAGATACCCGACATATACAAAGCTGCCACGCTCGCCAAAGCGGCACGCGCGTAAGATTTTGCAGCTGCAATTGCTTGCTCTTTCATTTATTAGCTCCTGTAATGCCCTTAGTTAATTTGTGTAAGTACGCAAACGGTATTAGTACCTGTTGCGGTTACGCCGTACAGCGCCTCGTGATCTCCTACGGGCAACTCCATTTTATCGCCATTGTCTAACTTGTAGCCGTTTGTGGTGCTGACGTTAGCAGCCCCAATATAAACGACACCGCCGCCTGAGTTGTGCAGCCATACGGTTTGATCAAACCCTGTTGCGGCAGCTAATACTGTAGCTGTTGTACCTACTGAAACTTGTGCGCTAGTTGGCATTTGCTTGCTCCAATTTTTTAATAAAGGCCTCTACCTTGTCAGGTTTGATAGCCACCTCAAAATGCATCTCATCTTTTCTATTCTTGTAATCCCCGCCCCAGGTTAGGCCATACTTTTTAGCTAGTGCCTGGATCATAGGCACCTTGCCAGGCTCAAAGGTGCCAACCTTGCCTAAAGGGTGTTGTGTCGCGTTGAGGTCTATAGCTGTACCTGAGCTGTGATTACTTAACTTGTCAGTTGTACCGCGTACCATACGGTAACAGTAGCCCCAATCATCTAACGCGCCTTGATCAATAGGCTCTATTAGTTTATGAAACTCAGCGGCAAAACCGACAAGCAACGGTGCGACCTTTTCGGAACAACGTAGCTTGATAGTGCTACCAGGTACAGGATAAGACTTTATGCCTATCTCAGCTTGATCCTTTGATGCGGGCCAGCCATTGTAGCTAGTCTGCACTTGGCACAATCTCCGTCAAATGTTCCACTTTATAAACCTAATGCTTTAAGGTCATCGAACGATAAGCCAAGTTTAGCCAATTTTTCTTTTGCATCTAGTTTTGCCTGTTCGGCTAACTTTTCTTGTGTTATTCGCGCTTGCGATGCAATTTCATCGATCTCGGCTTGTGCTATTTCATCTGGTGTGAAATCTCTTAAGATAACTTCGCCAGTTTCCACATCAACTGTATGTATCATTATTTTGCTCCATATAGATAGAAAGTGCCTGTTATTGTAGGTGTGCCATCGCGAACCAAATCAATTTGGCTAATTACTGCATTGCTCGCGTAGGTTCCATTCATAATTGTTGAATTGCTTACGGTTGTTGATTGCATACCACTTGATTGCCAAGAAACTAGTTTAGTTGCAGATTCGTTGGCATTATGAATGTCAAATGTGCCCTTATAAGTGTATTGTCCATTTGACGAGTTGTTTGAATAATTGATTGGAGCACCAGTTCGACCAGCACCGAACCCAGTTGTATTGTTCCAGTTTGTTCCATAACTTCCACTAGTAGCATCAATTCCGTTCATATAATAATTGCTTGCAGAATCGTTGTTCAATCGGAAAAACCAATAACGATCAGTTGCTGTGTGATAAGCATTGAAAACTACTCGCAAAGATTTGTAAGTGTTTGAAATTGATGTGAATGAAACACCTGTTGCACCCGATGGTGTAGCCGTAGCGATCAAAGTATATCCGCCACTTGCAGCCGGTGCTGCCCAAGTTGGCACACCTCCAGCGACAGTAAGAACGTTTCCTGTTGATCCGATCGCCAATCTTGCTGGTGTTGAACCACTTGATGAATAAATTGTGTCGCCTGTTGTAGTCATTGGGTTCGTCATACCGCTGGCAGGAAATGGTGCCCATTTCAATCCTGTCGCGGTGGAACTATCGGCTACAATTGTGTCTCCTGAATTTCCGACAGTTAATACGGCAGCTGTAGAGGCACCTGATCCAACTACTAAATCACCTTTAGCTGTTGTGGCTAAAGCTACCGTTACGTCACCTGATGAACCGCCGCCAGTTAAGCCCTTGCCAGCCGTCACAGCTGTAATATCGCCAACAGGTGCGCCAACCCAGGCAGCGCCGTCGTAATACTCTAGGGCGTTAGTGTCTTTTAAAAACGAGTATTGGCCCTCTTGTGGTGAGGTAATTGCCGCTGAGCGAGCCGCTGAGCTGGCAAACACGTTAATACCTTGCATTAAATAGCCGTTAACATCAGCTGCGGTTAATACCTCACCTGTTGTAAAGGTTTTAAAACCTTGTCCAGCTGCCATAGTTTTGCTCCTTAGTAGGCCAATACGCCGCTGTCAAGCAAGCCGTATATGGATGAGTCTAATATAAAGCCGTCAATAATCGGCTCTAAAGTGGTTAGTGTTGTTTTCCAGCTGTTAGGGGTAATGGTTTGTGCTACGCCAAACACCTGCAAAGTTTTAGTAAGCGTTGAGCCGCCAGGTTGGTTAGTTGTAATGGTTACTGGGTCAAAGTAATCAAGGCCTAAGGCCGCAATAATGCCAGCGTTGTAATTGTCTGTGTATAAATCCAGCTTAATAGCATCACAGCGAATAGAGGTTTCAGCACGTGAGGCAATATAGGCACGGGCGTAATCCAGGGCTACCGCATCAGTTTCCATTAAAAGGTTTTGTTGGTTATAGCTGTGGATGAAATACTTATCTATGCTGGCTTGATTGATAGCCGTTTGAGCCGTACCGCCCGTACGCGTAATTGAGGCCGAGTTATATACAAGGGTGTCATCTAAACGCCAAACCGCATCATAATAACCAATATTTGTTCCATTATCATTAAACACAACAGGGGTTTTGCCTGTGCTGCCAGCGGTTACAGCTCTATCCTGGAAAACAAAAGAGCCTGCCGCATCAACATAAAGCGCGCCGTACTCACTTATCTCTACCGTTTGCATAGCTGCAAGGCTTGTACGTGCTGTGCCTGGATCAGCTTGCATAGTTGTTAAACCTGCATCAATATCACGCATAGTTGCAGGCCAGCCAATTTGATCTAAAATCTTATTAATACGCGTGCCTGATAGTTGGCCAGCGGTAGCACCTGTCACCGTGCTAATTTGAGCATTTTGAGCAAGCCTGAAAGCATCCACAGCTGTAATAGTTGTGTACACGACATCATTAGCGTTTTTAGGCGTAGTCGTTGTGTAGGTTGTAATAAAGCCTGAAAAGATAGGGTAGGTAGTTGCCCCATAGGTAGCCGTAATCTGTACCTTACGCATAGGGGTCAATAGGGTGTAGTAAGGGCTCGCTGGGTTTTGCGGGTTAAAATCGCCGTTTTGATCAACGATACGCATAGTAAGAGTGCCTGTTTGAAACTGATCAGCCTGAGGGTTGCGCCCACGCATAGTTTGTATGCTGTCAACAACGTTTGAAACATCAACAATAACTGATGCGCTGTCAGCCAAAATATTTGTACCTAAGATACCGCTATCTAAAACCATAGCCTGAGCAAAGCTAGGCCCAGTACTAAAGTTAATAACTGCGTTAATTACTGGGATTGTCATACTGGCAACGCTCCAGCAAAGTTAAGGTTATTACCAAACCTATTGTTTTGTTGTACAGCGTTTTGTACTACCTCAATTAGGCCACTTGTGCGGTCAATTACCTCTACCGTTACTTTGCTGGCTGACTCAGCTGCACGGAAAGATTGCAGCGCTCCGCTTGTATCCCGTGTCATACCTAATTTAGCAATATACAGCTGTAGAGCGGCATCATCAGCTACGTTTTGTTGATCTAGCAGGTCTGCAAAAGCGTTAGCACGTGCAGCTGCGGCATCTGCATATTCTAAAATTGCCGATACTGAGGCCTTAGCAGCAACATCCTTAGCAACAGGTGCTATGTAATCGCCTACTGGGATACCTGAGCCTAGTGAGCCGCTTGTAGGCACAGGCATTTTTGATTGTGAGGTAGCCGTAGCCAACAGCCTTAGCATCTCCTCAATTTTAAGCAAAGCTAAATTAAGGTTGTTTTGATCAATAAGCTCTTTAGGCTTTAGGGCATCTAAAATATTTTTAATATCTGTGAGCTTGTAACTTTGGTTTTGTAGCGTGCCTAAAATCTGTAAATCTTTGTTTAGCTTTTCAGCCAGGCGCGTAGCAGCTGCAACATCCTTATTAGCAATTGCATCCTCTAGCGCCAATATGTCTTGCTTTACTGTCAGGCGTGCTAAATCATTAGCCAGCTGTAAGCGCTGTTGATCTGTCGCATTTACGCCCAGCTTGTCAATCTCCTGTTGTTTAGCCAATAGTGCAGCCTGGATTTGAATAGCATCAAGGTTAAAAACATCCTGACCTTTGCCCAAAGCCAGGGCAGCTTTATCAAGGGCAGCCTGATCACGCTTTGCCTTAGCTGTGGCAGCTGCGCTTTTAGCCTGATCCTTAGCCAATTTAGCAAGCTCTTTATTGCGCTTAATAGCATCTAGCTCAGCCTTTTTAGCAGCTGCCAAAGCGGCGCGGCCTGTATCTTGATTTGCCAAACTCATAGGCTGGCTAAAAGGCTGTGGCCCCTTAACCTCTTTGATTAATTCCTCTAGGCGCTGTGGGCTAAATCGGCCCAGTACGTTACCGACAAGGCCAAAGGCACCCTTAACAATGCCCGCACCTGGGATACTGGCAATTTGCTCTTTGAGATAGACAATACTGTCAATAAAGTTAGCTAGTGATGATGCGGCGCTTTCAATCTGCCCGCCTACCTTGCTTATGCCGTCACTACCGCCCAGCGAGCTAATAGCGCCCAAAAGGCTTGTGCCGATAGTCTCGCTAGCATTAGAGAATGATACTTTCAATAAATCCATTTGCCCCGTATAAGAGCTAAGAGCAATAGCACCTGACCCGCTAAACCTTTGGTTGAGGGTTGCTACTATCTCGTCAAACGACATAGCTTTAATTTCGGCCTGTGTTAAACCTAGCTTTAGTTGCTTTAGGCCTTTGGTATTGCCTACGTATGCCTGTGACAATAACTCTACAGTTGAGGCATAGTCTAGGCCTGAGCCGCTTGAAACATCAAAGGCAAGCCCCATTAGCTTTTGAGTTTGTGCTACTGATCCCGTTACGGCCGCTAGGTTGGCAAACGCTGGCCTCAAAGTGTCATCCAAAACGCCAGTTTGGCTTTGTAACTTATTGATAAAGTTTTCTACGTCAACTGAGGCATACGCCAAACCAACATTTTTTAAGCTGTTAGCTAAAAGTTTTTGTGCCTTAATATCATCACTAGCTGCCTTAACTGAGGCTTTGCCGTAAGCCAAAACAGCCCCAGCGCTTAGGGTCACTCCTAGCGTGCGGCCTAGATTTTTAACGCTACCTGTAAGTTTCTTAGTGGCTTTGTCTGCATCAGCAAAAGATTTTTTACCTAAAAACTGGCTGGCTATATTGATTACTAGATCAGTTGCCATTATGCGGCTCTTTTCGTTTGTTCATAAAACATAGCTGATGACTTTTCAATAGCCTTAATTACAGCGGCGTTAGCTCTGCCGTTATCCTCAGCCCAGGCGCGATAGATCAAACGGCCTGTTTGCTTTGTCGTAGGGCGGCCAACCATACCTTTAGGGCGAGCGTTGACTAGCTGGCCTGTTGAGTTAAGGTTATCAATAAACTGTTTGCCAGCATCAGGGTTGAGTGAGTTGTTATACCCCTTACGGTCGCCGCCTGGCGGTAGGTAATAGTTGAGCTGAAAATCTGCCGTTGGATAATCCTCAGCGCCGCTTGTGCGATAAACACGGCCCACGCGCTTATAGACAGGCTGACCTTGTGGGTTTTTACGTCCAGCGGTTTCATAGATAGCACCGCCAGCTGACTTATTAAGGATACGCGCCAAAGCCACAAAGCCGTTTTTGTTTGGCTTTGAGGGCGCTGTGCTATAGGTAATGCCTGCCTTAGCTTGTACTGAGTTAAACTTTGGAAAAGGCCTATATGTCAGGTTTTCAATACCCGATATATTTTTAGTCCAGCCTGAAAGCACCTGGCCGTCACTAGGCACAAAGCCACGTGCTACCTGGGTAACTGTCTTTAAAGCTGCGCCCATTTCAGTTTGAGTTTCTTTTGCTAGATCAGGCGCAAAACGTTTAAGAGCTACGCGTAGCTGTACGGCCCCCTCTAGCTCTACTGGCATTTTGTAGCTCCTTAGCTCTATCGTGTAAAACTCTGATCATATTGCGTAGCATTACGTCATCAAGGTCTAGTAAATATTGGGGCGCGATACCCGTTTCAACGGCTAGCTGCGCTATGAGGTAACCAAAGTTACCGCGCCCCACTATTCCAAAGGGGCATCATCTAATACCTCAACGCGTACTAAGGTATCTAAAAATGCGGCCCCAAAAGGCTCTACTGTCTCGCCGCTTGTGCGTATGCACTCCCAAGCTAACCAGTAGATATCCGATTGGCGCTCTAGATCCCTAAAGGCTTTATGAAACCCCATCTTTGCATATAACTCAAAGGCATACTCAATACGCGGCGTTATCTGATGCTCTGTAATATCGCCGTTAGCCCTTGTGATTTTAAGTCTTGCCATTGTGTTAGCCCCTTTTCTTTTTTATCAGCTTGTTGTAATTACAATAGGTGAGTTACAAGTAAATGTAATGCTCTGTGTTGACTCATCAGCAACAGCGCCGTTAATATCGGTTGTGTTGTTAACCAAAACCGTAGTGCTGTATAGCGGGTTGGTTGTTGAAACCGCTGCGCTTGTCTGCTTTAGAGTTAGTGGCACTGTTGTACCCCAGGCAGCTTGTAGTGTTGCGCGAACAGCGCCAGCACCTGAGGCTGCATCATCATTTAGAAAGTCCAAAGTGATAGTGCTGGCCTCTAAGCCCTTAACAAACTTATGAGCGCTATCGCCCATAGCTGTAACCTCTAGCTCATCAAAGCTACGGTTGATTGTTGCGCTAGTTACGTGATCTGATAGAGCTACGCTATTTAGAGTAGCCACTACGCCGTTTGATAAGAAAATCGCCATTTGGGCTATTCCTCTACTTTCTGTGTTGTTGTTTCTTTTGGTTGGGTTTCTTTAATCTCCTTTGGCAAACCTTGCCCAATTTTGATTAAAAATGCTTTTTCTTCATCTGATAATGCCACTTTATTACTCCCAGCTCGTTAGTACGGATATTTGTAGATCAGCTGTCAAAAGGTCACCGCTAGCAACACTTAGTACGGCAGGTGCGGATACAGCGGTAACGTTAAAAACAATAGAGCTTGCTGCTAGTTTTTTAAACACAGCTACTATTGTGTCCTCTATGCCTTTTAGGTTGCCCTCATTGTCAAACATAGGTACGGTCATAATAATTTTAAAGTTGGCCATAGGCGCAATAGTGGCGTATGAGTTATTGCCTGGCGCGATATATGGATCAGCTGGGGCAACGCATACGCTGTTGGCCAATACGTTGCTGGGCGGGTAGGCAAAAACGCTCCAAACACCTGCATTAGTAAGAGCCGTAGCAATTGTTGTACGTAAAGTTGTTATTGCAGCCATTAGCCCACCATAGCCGCGGGTGATAGGTACGGCGCTAAGAGCCCTCTGATAGAGGCCATAAGTGTATTTGACATTTTAAACGGGCTAGGGCTGTAGCCGTCCACGCTTGTACCGCCGTTTTGTGTGCTAAAGCGTGCTGTCCAGATATTTTCAGCAAGCATAAGAGCAGCTGCATTAATAGCAGGTGTGTTTGCATACGTTGCTGTTTTTGTATCGTCACCTGTCATAGTGCCATATGGCAATACGCGCCTAAAGTTTTGGTTTGCAGCTGTCTTTGCATACTGGATAAAGCTGTAGCCCTGTGGAAATTGCCAATAGTTAAGCTGCATATTAAACGCTGGCAAAATATTAGCTGTGCCTGTGCTAAAAGGTATTGTGCCTGTAATTGTGTAAGTGCCGTTAAAGGTTGAGCCAGCACCCGCAATTGTCACGCTTTCGCCAGTTGTAAAAATACCTGGGTTAGCGATCATTACAGTAGCTACGTTGTTAACCAAAGCTGTGCCAACAACAGGTGCGCTGTCAAACCACAAAAAGCCATTAATTAAATCCTGCGCTGCCTGGCAGGTGTCCTCAATCCAGGTGTAAGAGTCGTACAGGGTGCCAACACCCAAAGAGGCTTTAAGTGTTGCAGCCGTTACGTAGGTTGCTGGCATTTGTGTACTCCTTACTTTAAAAGGTTTGGTAGGGCTCAAAGGGCTAAGAGCCCTACCAAACTATTAGTGGGTTGTTATCAGGTTAGGTTGTAACGTACAAGGCCCTTAGGCATCTTTACGATAGTTGCCATAAAGCCATAGATAGCAACCTGTACCTGTAGGTTTGAAACTACGTTAACTGACATATACGCCTGTGGTGAGCGATATACGGTCATAGCCTCAGGTGCAACAATGAAAGCTGAGTCATCAATAGTTGTAGCAACCATTTGATGATCAACGTATAGATCAAGGCCTAACACGTTACCGCGGATTGAGGTAGGTGTTGAAAGGCCGCCAGCGTTCATAGGCTGAGCCGCATTGTAAATAGGGCGGCCTGTTGAGTCTGTTGCACCCATTAGCAAGCTCCATTGTGAAGGGCCTGCAACATAGTTACGTGCAAAGTAGCTTGTGTTCTTGTAGATATTTGCAGACTCAGTAGATACGTAGCTGATAATGCCAGCTGATGTAGCTGCTACAGCTGTACCTTGTACGCCACCTGCAACAACGTCAGCAATTACAGCTGCATCTGTTGCTAGTGAGTACGCGCGCTGTAACTGATTGGTCAATTCTGCATAAAAGTTGGGATCTGACCGCTCAAGCAATTCCACGCTCAGCGTATTCATACCTGAGTACTTCTTAACTGTACCTGTTAGGTACTCTGTAACCATACCTGTATTTTGAACAGCGCCAGCCTCAGCCTCAACTGTTACAACAGGTGCAACGCCTGATTGACCGCCCGCGCTCGTCACAAGTGACGGCACCTGGATTGTCATTCCACTATTCGGCAAAACGCCTGAGCTTAGAGCATTAATCATAGGTGTATCAAAGTTTGTATTTGAAACGAACTCTGAAAGGTATTGAGTAGGGTTAAACGCTGGATTTGTGCTGAAAGAGTCATCAGCGGCCGTTACATATAGCTTTGACTCATCATTACCCAAAGCTGCCTTGATTTTATGCTCTGTGTATGTAGCCATATTTACAATAGGTGTACGTAGTCGCTGTGAGTTAAGCGCGCTAGGTAGGATGATTTTACGAGCTGCCTCTACTGTAGGTGCAGCCTGCTCTGTGGCATCTACTGCCTCAGGTGCGGATTGATCGGGGGCTGTAGTCACAGCGGCCTCGCTTTCGGTTTCGGTTTCGGTTTCGGTTGTTGTTGTGTTTATTACGGTGTTAGTTGTCGTAACTTTTGTGCTTGTAGATAAAGCTGCATCTACTGGCATTTCGCCAGCTTGTGCAGCAATTTTTTGCACCGCAGCGCTCGCAAAAGCGGCGCTCTCAACGAGTGACACCTCGCGTAAAGTGGCAGCGGTGACCAAGAGATAATCTTTTTCAGGCTTTGATGCTGTGACCTCAACACCAACGGATAAGCCGTCCATTAATTGCTCTTGGGCTAGCAAAATGGCATCTGTACCACGTGATGAGGCACTTACTTTAAAGCTGGCATATAAACCGTCTTTAGCTGATGTAATGCTCTGCATACGTCCTACAGGTTTTGAGTTGTCGTGAGACATTAAAAGTTTTACGCGGCTAGGTTCAGCTGCAACGATTGAGCCCTCAGCAAAAACAACTTTGCCAGCTGAGGTATATCCAATTTCGCCATACGGTGCAATTTTGCCTGAGATAGTACGGCGCTCACCGCTATCTACAGCCTCAACGTTACCGCTAAAGGTTAATATCATTTGTTGTTATCCCCTCATTTAGGCCACTAGGGCTTAGTTGTTCCATACTTTGAGCTTGCTGTAAATCAATTAAACCTAGATTTAGCATTTTTTCAATTGCATCCAGACGTGCAGCTGTATCTGCTCGTAAAAATGTTTCATCTAGTGCAAAGCGCACAACGTTACCGTGCGCTGTAATGTCATCCATTGATAAACGGTTTTCAATTGCACTAATAAAAGGCTGCAAAGAATAAGCAACAAACTCTTTGCGCCCGTCCAAAATATTTTGATACGTCATACTGTTGTTCATATCCGCGCTGATGTAATAGGCGGGTACGTTCATTAAACGGCTAATCTCAGTAGCTAAGTACTGGCTACTTTCGTTATAGGTCATTTCTTTAGGCGAAAAGCCAACTTGTTGGTAATCCAAAGTGCTAGTTAAATACGCTGTGCTACGTGAGTTACGTGCAGCTTTCCAGGCAGCTAGCAAACCGCTAATTTGTGCCTCAGGTAGATCAGCACCGCTATTTTTAATAAAGCCTGTTGGCATAGGTGTAGCAGCTGCAACACTTGCTGCCTTTTGTACGTCAATTGCAGCTTGAATAGTACGCGCGCCTGTTTCTAATACGCCAGGTAATAGCGATTGAAAAGTAACGAGTGAGCCAATACCCGACATAGGGGCGCGCTCACCGTTAACGCTGTAATACTGTACCTCGTCACCAAACTCATTAGTTGTAACTGTTACGCGAGTATTAGCAACCCACTCAAAACCACTAGGCCGCCCGTCATCAGCATATAGTGATGTAACACGCCAATAAGCAACACCATAAAACAGCAAACTATCTACTGTGTATGCAATTGTAACGCTACGTGGCTGGCGCATATCAGGTTGATCAAGCCATAAAGGGCTTTCTAATTTTGCACCTGTAGATTTTTTATATAGCTCTAAATCAATACTTGAAATAACACCTGCAATTAAGTTACGGCATCTAGCAACAGCGGGTACTTGCAAAGCTACAAAACGATCCATAAAAGGAGCGCCTGTACCTGTGTTATACAAACCGCCAAAGCTATAAACACCTGCGCCGTAACCCTGCGACATAATGGCAGGGGCTAGTTGCGCGGTTATATCTTTTTTGCCTATGCCAAAAGTTTGCAACAATCCCATAACCTAATAATGGCGCAATTGTCAACGACAAACGCCTAAAAACACCTCGGCGTGTCTAAACGTAGACTTTGGCCTCAGCTACGGGCTGGGCCAATATGTGGATCACCATAGCCAGGCCGATAGGTATATCAACAGGGCCAGCTGACTTACGGCGCACAATGCGCCAGGCATCACTTGTAATTTTGGCTGCACAATTTGCCATTTGTTGGATCAGTAAATCTTGCCCGCTATGGCGTAATCGGTCATTTACTAAAGCGTCGTGCATATCCGAGCAAGCTGTATAAAAGGTTTGGCCTGAAATATCGCGCGTTTGTACACCTGCATTTTGTAGCCTTTGGGCAATACTGGCGGTTGTGTACTTGTCATAGCAAACAACACGTGGGTAGTACAGGTCTGCCCACTTTTTAATGCTGGCAGCTATAGCAAGCTCATCAACTGCAACTTGTGAGCTGTAGGTATCCAATACAGCTACACCTATGCGCCCGTCAGGTAATACCTGGCCCATAACTAAACTTGCATCACGCCTAGAGGGGCTAACGTCAAAAGCAAACACGGTTAGAGGCCCAGGGCTCATTTTGAGGTTTATGTCGCTGGCATCCTCAACCGCGCCGTGTGGCCAGGGGCTCTGTAAGCTGTCAATCCATTGTGACAAACTTTCTGTGCGAAATTGCTCGGTTGTTTGGATAGTTAAGGCCTCCTCTAAGGCCGCCTCAGTAATGAGTACGCCCATAGCAGGATTAGCAGCTGCCCAGCCTTTGCGGTCATCTAAAGCTGCAAACTGGGGCGCGCTATATTCGTAATAACCCATTGAGGCGGGCGGGTGACTTAAAGCTCTTTCGCGTACCTCGTTAAGAGTTACTGAAAAGGCATCACCCGCATTACTCGCTAGCAAAGTTTGGCTATTCGGTTTTGCACGCGTAATAGGCATAGCAGCGGCAAACGCGAGCTGATCCACCTCACGCAACTCATCAATGAATAAGAAATCGGCCGTAGCGCCGCGGGCCGAGTCTCTAGTAGCTGCGCGTACGTCTAGGCGAGCGCCTGACTTTAAAACTATGGCCTCATTACCGTTTGCATACCTTATGCTTTTTAATTGCTTTTTAAGCTCAGGGCTATCCTCAATAGCATTAGCAACCTCTCTAAAAGTGGTAAGGGCCATTGATCTAGCAGAGCTTATTACCACGTGGTTACGCTCATTGAATAGAAACAAGCCCGCCAGGATACGCATACGCGCCAGGTGAGTTTTACCGTTTTGTCTTGCACATATGACCAGGTTAGTTTTACGTACAAATTGTTTGTTTTTATCAATCGTCAACATATCGTTTAAAACAAAGCGCTGCCACGGTAACAGGGGCAGGCCGATATCCTCAGCTAGTTGTGCAACCTCATCACCGCGGCTGGGGCCTTTCAAAAAGGTGTTGTGCAACCGTGGCTTTACTGCCCCAGTTACGGGCTGTTTAGGTTTTGTAGTCATTAGTTTAAGTCCTGAGCAGGTTGGCCCATACAGGGGCCTTGCTGGGTTGTTACTGCCGTTTTTGGGGATAAACAGGACGA